TAACTCTTGCCAGGTCTTTATGGTAGTTGTTCTAAGTTCGGGGTAGGTATTACGTACTACAACAAACCTTGTGTACCGTATCCCATCTCTGGGCGATGGCTTTTGTTTAACAGCACGCAACATAATCTCAGCAGCACAGCCATAAGATTTACCGCTACCCACAGGCCCCATAAGGCCACGTACAAAGCTTTCAGAGTTTAGAAACTTCCAAACCGTTGGGCTTTCAGAGAAGTCAAGGTTTAGACTGGGAACTTCGGTAGGCATACAATTTATTTTTAACGTATTGTTCTAATCTAAAATCTAAAGCGGATGTACCGTCTAGCTGTTTTGCTAGCCAGGTTGAATCTTTGTTCATATGGGCAAGGATATCTCTAATCGGTATCTTCGCTTCCAGTATCGCTTTGTTCAGATCCACTACTCTCGGATCCGTTATCTTCTTGAATTTCATAGGTTGTCGTTGGTCCTTTCATGTTAATCCCAACAATGCTGGGTTTATCTTCGTTCTTTTCTACGTCCAACATACCTGATGCTTTAGCTAAGACTCTTAGTACAGCCACCTTATCAAACATCTCAATGGTTACCCCATCCTTTGTTGCGCTGATACGTTTAATGGCTCTTAAAGCGTGTTCAGGTATTTGGTCTAATGGTTTAACGGTTCCATCTAAATTAACAATATCGGTAATATTTGCAGTACCCAAGCTAAGTAATTCGGCAGCCACAGCTTCTTTATGCTGATGTAACGTCTCGGACCTACCAATCCTGCGTTGTACCATACGTACACCACCGAATCTACCTAGCGGGGGAATCTTTGTACTGGATCTAGCCATGTACTAGTTATACCACAATTAGAATGGAATATCGTCCTCGAATGGATCTGACTCTTGCGGTGAAGCAACAGGCTTTTCTGCACTGGCAGGTTTAGGTTTTTCTAATTTAAACTTTGCAAGTGGGCGATTAGCTGGATCGTCAGCATTACGTCTCCAACCAACAAACTTATAATCCACACCGTCAATGTTAACGGTAGCATTAAAGTCAGGTTGCTCTGGTCTTTCTTTGTATTTGTTTTCCCAAATAACGATTTGATTTGTGTTGTCGTATTGTTCAGGCATTTAAAACTCCTTCCTAAATTAATTGAAACGATATCTTAACACTGTTTATGAAAAAACGGGAAAATATTTTTGTGAGGGGGAGTGATGATTAGATGATGGGGTAGGGGGCAAGGGGTCTCTTTTTTTACTTGGTTAAAATTAAGCTTTAAGTTTGCGGGCTATGTCTTTGATTTTATTATCAAGCTTGGGGTTAGTCCCTGTCTTTAGTAGTTTATTCTCTATAGGTTTTTTAAAGTAGGCCAAGGTGTGAGCGATTGGTCTACGGTTATCTCTGCAATACTTGTAGTGATCGTTAAGGATATTTAAAAAGACTTCATGCGTTAGGCCTTGCGCTATCCATGAGCGCATCAACTGCTCATCTTTTAAATTGTAAGATCTTGGTTGTCCTAAAGTTTGACCAAAGTTTTTAAACATGTTGCAAAACTTCCGGACTTCCCCGTCCGTCACACTATATATATTATTATTATATATATCGTTATTATCTCGTTTGTGTGATCCTATAGCGTCACTACCCCTGTGATCCCTAGGCGTCACACCCTCTTTATTCTCTGTGACATTCAGAGCGTCACACCCTGTTAGTTCTCTTTCCATCTCTGACAACTCGATAAGTTCCCGAGCGTTAAGGGTTCCTCGTGCGTCGTCCTCTGTAATGATCCCCTCTTCATAGATAAATCGATAGGTTGTTGTAGGTTGATCTTTAAATTGTTTTTTAACGCGGGTAACCAGTCCAACATCTCTAAGCTTTTTTAAGTTCCTGTTTATTGTTTCTCGAGTCTTACCCAGTTCATCCGCCAGTCTTTGTTGGCTAACCCAAGTGCGGCCTATTCTGTCCGTATAGCTGCACATAACGACCAAGGTATTAAATGCTGTTTGCGGGATTTTTTGCGCAGATAACAACTTAATAGCCCTAATCGGCACTATCGAGTATTTGCGTAAGTCCTTGTTTCTTAAGGGTTTAAATTCCATTGATAATAATTAGAAATAATTAGTTTGCATTTAATAATTAATTAGTGTTTATAATTAGATATCATTTTATTAATGATTGCAAAAAGATAATTTATAACTAACGAGGGAAACAATGAATAAATTTACATTACCAGAAAAAGCCAAGAAAGCATTAAGACAAGGATTGACTATTAAATTCAGCGATGACTTGCCAGAAGCCGACTATAAAGCAATATGTGCTTTATGCGATGAATACCAATCTAAACACTTTAGCGCAGTTTGGAAAGGTAAAAAGTTTTTTACTTTTCAAGGTAAAAGAGAAAGAGTAATTTTTGATTAATTTAACGGAGGAAACAATGACTAAACAAGAACTAAAAGAAAACAAAAAAGACTTTTTAAGTTTACTTTCAGACAAGTACACATTAAAAAGATTTATTTCTGATCTTCTTTTGTGTGGTGCATACGGTGAGGAAGAGGATCAGATCACAAAAAGAATACTAGGCGCAAGCAAACGTACAAATAAGGTTGCTCAACTATCGCAACAATTGGCACGTGTTGAGTGTTGCGGGTTGTCTGGTCGTCATGCTATTGAAGTTTATTATTCTATGAATCAAGAGCAAAGAGACACAGCAAATAAAATAATTCAAGACGCTATTAATTGCGCATTAAACGAGGGGGAATAATGAAACATAAAAATAGAAACAGATATATCAATAATGAGGTAGAGCCATTATGGGTTTCTATCTTGGCCGCAATTGCTGGGTTTGCCTTATGGGTAGGCATGGCATGTTTTGCATGGTTATTATTACCAATCATAGGAGGGTAAATAAATGAGACTAAAAGATATTTATAATGAGCTAGAAGATCCGGCTATTGGATTCTTTACGGATTCTTTAACTTGGATTGAGCAGGATGGAAAGGAAATACTAGAGGACCACATACGTAGAGATCAGCTAAAAAATGTAAATCTCTGCCTTGATGCGCTCTCTCTTATATCTCAAGGCCATATTCCAATGAGTGCAGATAAGTACTTAGAACTTTCAACGGATATTGCTGATCGTAATATGCAGCTAGATCTTGGTGATACGTACCATAAAGAACTAATCAGGACTGATAATGGCTCGATAGAATTTACCGATAAAGGACAGGCTATATTTGATGAGGTCTATTTACCAGATGCAGAGCAATACCTTAAGACGTTGGGTATTATTCATGCTGATACTTTTTTTAATCAATTTGAGGAGAGCGAATAATGCAAGATAAAATCTATGAGGTGAACGATAAAGAGTTATTTGCTGGTAGTGGCATCATGTGGCACATGACTATTGATCCAAATGAGGATGATCAACACTTTCCAAATGATCCCATCGTAAGGTTTTATGACACTAGCTCTGAAAACTTTTATAACCCGAAAGAAGGAAAGTATTTAGGGCAATTTGTATCAAGTTATTATCTTAGTACCTTACTAGAAAGCCAAGGCAATCATGCAAATACTGGATTATGTTTACATGGTGGCGTTGAATCTTGGTTCATTTCAAGTTCAGGAATGGAAATTGTTTATAAACATTTGGAAAATTACAACAAAGGAGGAAAAAAATGAAAGATCAAATTTATAATGCTTTTGTAGTGGCGCTCTCTTTATCGATAACTGCACCGAATGAAGAATTAGGGCGGGAAATGTTATCTGCGGCTGAAGATATCGGGGCATCTTTAACCGAAGCAAAAGTTAATAAAGCCAAGAAGATCATTACAAAGGCTATTGAATCTGGCAAATTGCATGATTTAATTGCTGAAAAAGGATTATTATTAAATTAAACTAGAACATTCCCCCGTTGCCTATTCTATATAGGCCTTAGCCCCGCCCTAAAAAGCGGGGCATTTTTTTATCTCAACCTCAATAAAATTTTTATCTGCGTATCTCTTTGATGCTCTGATCTTTTGCACGAGTGTATCATCTATAAAACAAATCCCGTTTAAGGCATCTAATAGGCTCTTTAAGAGGTTATCTAGGTCAGCCTTGGGTAGGACTACACCATTCAAACAATCGTCTCTTTTTGATTGGTTGTAACTTTTGGGTACTTGAAAATAAAAATTGGCGTTAACTTGTACAGGCGTGGTGAAGCAATCACCTTTTGATACGTTATCTTGAGCGACAGTCTTTATGAACTTCTCATAATCTTTGGTACGTTTCGGAGTATATGAATGACCCGAACGGGTGAAACGTGGGCGGCCTTTTGGAATAGGTAACGTCTCTATGTAAAGGTGAATCAATGGTGTCTATTAATCCAAGTACTTAAAGATTCTTTAGTCTCAGATGGTGTACCGTTAATGGCCTGATCCAAGAGTGAAGCAACGAGTAAAGCGTTGCTGACACCTCTGGTCTTGGCCAGGTCTTGTACTTGATCCTTTAGAACTTTAGGTAACCTAATAAATAGCGGTTCTAAATTTTCTGCATTTTGTTTCTTATTCATGTTGCAATGATATCAGATATAGATATACTAATGGTGTTATAAATAATTTATAAGGAGGATATTTATGACATACTTAAACGATCTTAACCGAGACTATTGGATGGACGATGATGCAGACAACGATGATGCGCAAAGTCTGTCAGAGTTCTGTAGGCAAATACAACATCAGGAGATTTGCGAACATGATTTGAAAGTTGCAATTGATTCTGTATTGTCTACGGGTTGTTCGAAAGGTAGATGCTCAATATTATGTGAAACATTTATCAAGGAGTGGAAATGATAGACACAAGAGCAGAAGCGCATGAGAAAGCAAGAACCTTTTGTAAGCGACTTAAGAATGACATACGTTTATCACTTGTTGCTAAAACACAAACGGGTTCTGAGTTAGCTGAAAGGTTAGGTGTCGATGTCTTATCAATCAGACCAAGACTGACCGAGATGTATAAGGATAAAGAGATAT